TGGTGATTAAGTATGCTCTTGTTGTTACACCTGTTCCGCCATTAGGATCCCATTGAAAAGCAGAGCCATTTTTAATAGTTGCTATTAATAACTCACCGTAGTTATCTAAAGACCAAGAAGCAGGATCTAGTATAGCGTTTGAAGTTGTTCTTGGTGTACCCCAAGTTGATAAGTTCCAAGTACCTGCACCCCATCCGTATCCATATGCTTGTAATAAAGGGCCAATCTTATAATAAGGACGTGTGTCTAAAGTTCCGTTGTTCGTTGCTCCTGTTCCAGTTTCCGCAGAAGCCATAGTAATTGTAAAAGTTAAAGTTGTAGGGATAGATTGTACTTCATAAAGTACATCATCAAAGTCTGATGCTGTGTAATCAGTTTGACCAGCTGTAAATGAACCTGCGTTAGCAAATGTAAGAATATCTCCTACTTCTAGATTGTGAGCTGAGGGTGTTGTAATTGTAACTGTCGATGATCCGTTGACCGTGGTTATATTAGCTCCAGCCACGTTCAAGGAACTATCTAAAGGCGTAATATCATAAAAATCATTACCGTCGTAAATGTACAACATCTTGTTTGTACCTATAGCAGCAAATCTTCTACCGTCTAAATCAGCCCAAGTGTGAATGGCTCTAGAAGCACCTACCAAAGTGCTTGTTAAAACCTGTGACCAACCCCCTATCTTTTCAGGGGCTCCATATCTAAAACGAACATTATCTCCATCTACCCACTGACCTTCGGCCTGTGATGAAGTAGCTTGTTTATTAAATCCTGGTGCAAATTGTACTTTTCTTAATGGCATAGCAGTATTATACACTATCCCAATGTAATTATAAATTACAATGGCCAGCTAACAGGGCACTGATTTTGTCTTATTTTAGATACTAATTCTTTATTTTTAAATATAGTTGCTATTCTTCTTGCTGCTATTTTAGATTCAGTATAAGCAGTAAGCTCACCTTTAAAATGATCTAAATAAGAATTGTATTCTTCTTTAACTGAATTTAAGTTTAAAAGATTTAAACCAAATAATTTAACAATATAGTTACTATCAAAAAATAAACAGTAATCACTTTTAAAATCTGATTTAATTGGTAATCGTGCTTTCCATTTTTCTAAATTAGATAAAAGACTATCGGGTGCTTTTAGTTTAGTTACCATCTTCCAAAAATCAGTATTATTTTTTTTAACCATATAACTTAGAAATACAAAGTCCAACATATTTTGATGTATGGTATCCATCTCTTTATTATAAAAATCAATAGAGGATTGATTATAGTTTATTAAATTATTTACTAACACATATGTTTGCTGTATGGTTGTACCAATAGAAGTTGCCTCTAAAGGTTCTAAAAAACTAGAAGATAAGCCTGATGTAGCACAGTTCTTAATCCACATCTTATCTATTCTTCCACTTTGAAATTTTATATCTTTAGCTATTTCAACACTATGACCTAAATATGCTTCTGCTTCTTTTTTTGCTTCATCTACACTTATAAAGTTATCATTAAATACATAACCATTTCCCCATCTACCCCATACAGGTATCCTCCACATCCAACCAGCGTTCATAGCAATAGATTGAGTATAGGGTGGATATTCTTCTGTATCTTCTGTAGGAAAAGCTATTGCGTGATTAACAGTTAAATATTTATCAAACGGTATCCATTTTGCACCTAACTTATTTATTAATAATCTTTTAAATCCTGTACTATCAATATAAAAATCTGCTTGATAAACGTTTGTTTTACTTTTTAAACTATCTATTCCTTTTTCTGAAGTAGTTACTTCTTCTATAGTATCTTCTATTATTTCAATATTCATAGCTTTGCATTTTTCTAATAAATACTCATTTAATTTAAACGTATTAAAATGCATTTGATTTGGAACACATATATTATCTAATGAATTATTTTTCCAAGAATCGTGGATTAAAACATTACTGTCTGAATATTTATTAATAATATAATTAAAAGCAACTTTAGCCTGCCCCATAATAGCATCGTGAAAAGAATCTTCAACTACGTGCATATAATCTTTTGATGTCCAGTTTTTAAAATAAACTCCTGTTTTATAAGTGCAATCTGTTTTTTGAAATATTTCAACTTTATTAAGATCTAAGTATCTTGTAAAATCTGTCCAATGCTCAGTAGATGATTCTCCTACACCTATAATACCTAGTTCTTTAGATTTAATTACTTTAATATTAATTTTACCAAATCTTCTTTTTATGATTAAAGCTGAAATTAAACCTGCTGTTCCGCCACCTACTACTATTATATTTTTCATAACTGATGCTTCTTTATTTATCAATTTTAAGATTCCAAGATAAATCTTTTAATAGTTCTTGTATATTAAAATCTTTCTTATTTTTAGATTTAATATATTTATGAAGTTCTTCATTATCGAATACAATCCATTGATTAATATCTTCAAAAACTAATTTATCTGCTTTTGTATTAAAAAACCCTATTTTTTCTAATCTATTATCTATATGTTTTAAAGGTCTAATATCAAATTTAAATATCTGATTACTATTTTTAAGTCTACCTTCTACGTCCCAGATTTCATTTTTTCTTTGATGCTCAGTAGCGAGTACAGGATCTACTATATTTCTTAAAAATGATTTCATTAACCATTTTTTATATTATTTTTAAACCAAGAAGGAAGACCTAGGTGAGGTCTTTTATCAAACATATTTTCTTCAGCTCCTTTAGTTTTTGAATTATTGTAATGTAAAAATACTTGAACACAATCGGTTCCTCTAAAAGGTTCTCTCCAATGTTCTAATTCTCTACCACTATAAATTAACATATCACCTGGTTTTAAATCTATTTTTATTCCAGGTTTATTTTCTTTACCAGATGGTTCAAGATAAATTGGCCATAGGTCTCCGCCAAGATTTAAAGTTGTAGAAACCTCACAAGAAAATCTATCCTTATGTCGTTTTAGTTCATCCCCGTGTTTATATATTCTAGCATATGTATAATTAGGATTTAATTTTAATTCTGTTATTTTTTCCATAATAGGTTGAAGTTTCAACATTAATGTTTCAAACGCACAATTTCCATATTGACAATAAGTATTTGGTATCTGTTCGTTTTGACGTTCATAATGACCTAACATAGTTTCAAAAGGTGAAAGATATCTTGTATTAATGCAAGTATCATAAACTTGTTTTTGCATTAAAAAATAATTATATAGAAATAAAGCAAGATCCTTTGAAATTACTTTTTTTATAACACAAAACTTATCTTTTTTAAAATTCATAACTATTTAAATGGATATCCAATGTTCCATAGTACCAATGAATATCTCGTTCCTTCCGTTACAGGTTTTACACGATGCCAAACGTCAGAAGGGAATATTATAATTGACCCTTTGGATAATATTTCTTTCGAGGTAATGACGTGTTTATCTTCATCTCTTATATTAGGTGCATAAGACCTTGTATCAAATTGAAGTTCACCACCTTTATATTCAGAACCGTCAGTGAGCTGACAAGTTACAGAAATTTTTCTAATCATTCCGTGAAGAGGACTACCTGGTTTATCAAATGGTTTTTTAAAAGAGTCACAATGCCAATCATAATATTGATTGAGTTTATATTTTGTAAATTGACAAGACTCTGATCTTATCCAATCGAAATTCCAACCTGCTCTTTTATTCGCCTCGTGAATAAAAGGATGTATTTCTTTATAAATCCAATTATCATCAAGCCAAACTACGTTTGAATTTCTAGTCTTTTGTAAATCTAAAATCTCATCATCATTTAATTCTTTGTCACCGTAATCACCTGTTTTTGCTAACATTTCAGGTTTAGACAATGCGTATTGAATAATATCATCACATAATCTTGGCGGAAGTGCAGATTTAAAATAATAATAATAATTAGTTAAGTTCATACCTATAAGTAATTGTTTGTATAAAATTTAACTCGTTACTCTCATTAGCTGAAATAAAATATTGTTGTGTTGCTGGAAATAAAATAAAAAAATTTTCTTTTAATGGCATATCCCAACTTCTATTCTTTCTTCTATTATCGTCATAATAAATTTTCACATAACAAGAATCTTTTTTAATTTTTACTCCATATAATAAAACAAAATCTGCAGAGTTTTTTAAATCAACGGGATCGGCTTGAAGTAGGGGATAAGAATATTCTCCTGGCTTATAAACATCTCCCCACGTTTTCATATTTATAAGCTGTATATTATTTTTTAAATTAAAATAATCACGAATATAAGTGTTTAATAAATCCCAATTTTTTGAAAAAGGAAAATCATCAAAAAAAGATTTTTGTAATAATATATCTTTAATAAGCTGATCTTTATTAATATCCCAATCTTTGGGCATTTTAACTTCACCGTAATGAAGTGCTATTTCAGATAGTACCTTCTTATTCATTGCTTAACTTTATTTAAGTTAAGGTAAATTATTTGTCAAGTCCCAAGATTGATTTTCCTCATTCCAATTATAACCCCAAAAATGAGTTCCTGCTAGATTTTGATTTTCTTCTTCATCAGTTAAAACAGGTAAAGCTACAGGCGATGTCCAAGTCGCATTTGTAATATCTTTAGTCCAAGAAGGAAAAGGTTTTGGAGGAAAAAAAATTTGATTAACTTCATCCCAAACATAACCAATACTTGCAAAGTTGCCTCTAAAAGCATTCGATTGATTACCTTCAGTTCCATCTACATTGTAATATTTATTATTTCGTGTGTTGTATGAAGTTTGAATCCACAAATTTGCTGGCCAATTATTATGTGTTTCTAAATAACTCTGACCAATTGTTTCGTTTTCTTGATTATTTGAATCTAAAACGTCTGAGTTATTTACGTGTAATACTTGAAGAACTTCATTCGTATTTTCATCTATTTTTGCAAAATGTGCCATATTACTTATTGAAACCTATATCTTATTATAACTAGTCCGCTACCACCATTGCCTCCTGGATAATTACCTGGAGCTGGGGGAACATAAGCTCCTCCACCGCCACCACTTCCAGTTTCAGCAGTTCCATTTACACCAGGAGATGTGTCACCAGACCCTCTACCTCCGCCGCCTGGCCCTCCAGGAGCATAACCTCCAAATGAGCCGCCTCCGCCGCCACCAGTTCTAGTGGTTGGTGATCCATCAATTGATGTTGTTGCACCGTTACCACCTGTTCCTCCAGGGCCATTGCCTCCTGATGAAGTTGCTCCTCCTCCACCGCCACCAATATGTGGGCCAGGGCCTCCAGATCCTCCAGGATTACCTTGAGGTGGACTAACAGGTGGAGAATTTCCTCCGCCACCACTACCTGGAAATCTTCCAGCAGCTCCTCCTCCAGAAGCTCCAGAAATTCCATTACCTCCATCTCCACGGCCGCCTCCGCCACCACCACTTGAAGTAATTCCAAGTGCGGATGAAGAGTTGCCTGGGGCTCCTGAGTTTGCACCATTTGTTCCACTACCACCGTAATGTCCTCCTGCACCGCCTGATCCTACAGAAATAGGATAACCTTGTGCTGAAACGGGGACTGCTGTTCCTCCAGCTAGTGGAGAAACTGAATAAGAACCCGTAGCTGTACCTGGAGATTCTCTATAACCTCCTGCACCGCCACCACCACCAAAACGTGATCCGCCACCAGCTCCTCCGCCGATGACTAAATAATCAACTGAATTATTTTCGCTTTTAGTTGCTTCCTGCGTAACTGTAAATGTACCTGGGCCTGTAAAAGTATGAATTTTAAAATCGCCTGACTCTGTTATTGATCCGCCTGTGGCAGCTATAAATTTTTCTCCGCCTTTTCTTTGGCCATAGCCTCCAGCTGATCCTGCTCCGAATGAACCTATAATCGGCATCTTTTTATATTCCTCCTATTATGCAAACTGCGTTTGCGATGCTAAAACAGTAAACGTTGCACTTCCTGTTTTTATAACAGTATATGTGTAAACGTCAATACTACTAGCATTACCTGCTGTTGGAGCAGCTCCGCCTTGCCATTCTGGAGTTACTGAACTACCATCAATTGTAACTGCTGAATTATAATATGCAGTTCCACCTTGTTGAACTAGATGAGCTACTGTAATTGATTCACCTGTATCCATAATAGAATCTAGTGAATTAGAAGCATCTCCTCTAATGTTTAATGTCCAGTTTCCTGAAGCATCTGTAGTATAGTTTAAAACTGCTTGAGTAATAACATCGTAGTCTACAGTTCCTGTTGCAGCTGTAGCTGAGTTAGTTACTTTTTCAGCTAATTGTTGAATTTTACCTGCACCATTGAATGTTACTCTACCAATACCTTTTGGTGTTAAATTTAAATCAATGTTAGTATCACCACCTGTAGCAGAAACGCTAGGTGGGTTTGTTGTAGCTGCGTTAGTAACTGATATTTCGTTTACTGCTGATGCAGTAGTAGCAAATTTAATTTGCTCATTACCATTTTCATCACCAATGAAATTAGTGCTATCAATTAAAATGTTGTTTCCGTTTGCATCTAAGTTGCCACCTAATTGAGGTGTAGTATCTTCAACAACATCTTTTAAGAAAAATACATCAACAACATTTGTACCATCAGAAAAAACAATAACTGTTTTACCTTCAGGAATAGTTACTCCTGTTCCTGATACAGTTTTAATAGTTAGAGTAAATCCTGCTCTAGTTGTAGAATCTTTTACAATATAAGTTTTTTCAATCCCATCTGGAACATTAACGTTTCTGTTTGCCGCTAAAGTACCTGTTAAATTTAACACCATATTTCTAGCGTTAGAAATAGTAGCGTTTGTCATCGCTAAAGTTACATCTGCTGATGCAACATCAATAGCTTCATAACCTGCAATTGCTTGTTGAATTAAGTTTAAATTTGTATTTGTTTTATCGCCCCACGTACCAGAGTTTTCCCCTGTTACCATTAGTTCGAGTGCTAAATCTGTAGAATAACTTGATGCCATAAATAACTCCTAATATTTAATAATTTTACTTTTAAGCCGCTGCTTTGTCAACAACGCTCCAAGTTGTACTTGCATTAGGCTCAATTACAGCCCAAGCATTTATACCCATTGTACCAACATTTGTAGTTGCTGTCACTCCTGTAGGAGTAACTAATTGGCTAATTCCAGCTAAAACATTGCTTACAGATGATGTTAATTGTTGACCTGTAACTTGAACAGTAACCTTTGTAAAGGCATCTTCATCACCTAAAGCTGTTGTAACTTCATTTCCTGTTAATGTTACGTTAGCATCTCCTGTTACTGTTTCATTTCCAATAGTCCAATCTAGCTGTTCTCCTGTTACAGGAACATCAATTGAAGGTGTTAATACAGCATCTGCTCCTATTGCAATATCTGTACCAACAGATTGACCCCATTGACCTTCACCCCAAGCTAATTCACCCCAAGGCTGTGCTGAAGCTGTAGTTACTTGAACTTCTACAACCTCGCCTCCAAAAGCATCTCCTGCAGTTATATTTGCTTGTGAACCATCAAAAGAATAGATAGCTTCATATTCTAATTGACCTGTGTTTCCAGTAATTTGTGATCCTGTAGTATCAATGTTAGCATCTGCAGTTATAGAAACTGCATTAGTTGTTACAACTGCCTCTACCCCTGTTGTACCTATATTAGCACCAGCTGTTACAGTACCTACACCACTTGTGATGGTCATACCCACACCTATGATCATTGCATCTGGAGCAGGGTCTACAATACCTTCACTAATACTTAATGCATCAGGCGATGTTAATGTTACGTCTGCATTAGCTAGTACAGAAGCATTTCCAATATCAGTATCTGCTTGAGCACTTCCTATTAAATATTTAGATTCAAATGATAAAGAACCTAAATCTGGTGTAAGTTCTTCACCTGCAGGTTCTGCAATTATAGATATACCTGCTAATACATCATTTACACTAGTAGTTAATTCTTGCCCTTGAGCATCTATTTGTTGACCAATAGCAACTGAAGTATCACCTACAGATAAGGTCTGACCATCACCCACACCCCAAGCTCCAACACTCCAAGCATTTTCGCCCCAAGCTTCGTTAGAAGCGGATGTTACTGGTACAGTAACAAGCTCCCCAGCAAATACTGAATTTACTGTTGAATTTAATTCTTCACCTAATGGATTCACTTCAGCAGAAGTTCCCGCAACTTCATCTCCTACAATTGAGTTTAATTCAATATTAGGTGAAGTTGTATTAATAGTTACATCTGCATTTGCAGAAATTGTTACTTGATCAAGATTTGTGTTTAGTTGTTGACCAGTAAGAGCTACTTCTGGAGAAACTAAATCTCCCCATTCACCTGCTCCCCAATATTGAGTTCCCCATCCAGGGACTTGTTGAACTTGTACTGATCCTACTGATAAAGATAAAGTTGATTGGCCACTTACAGTTATAGATGCATCACCGAGTGTTCCCCAGTTATAGTACCCCCACGTCTGCGAACCCCAAGTGGCCATTCATATTCCTGCTCGTTATTAAGCGATTCTTAATATTGCAGCTGATGATGTAAATGCTGGAAACTGAATAGTGAAAGTTCCACTAGTTGCAGTTTTGTCTGATCCAAAATCTAAAACACACACTGCTTTATTAGCATCGCTTGTATTGTAAATTAAAGCTCCTCTAGCTGTTAAAGTAACACCTGTGAAAGATAGATCTGCAAAAGTAACAATTGCTACACCTGTATCAAGTGAAGTTTGTTGAGATTGAAGAGCACCTCCACCCGCAACATATTCACCAGAATCAGGTACTTCCTGAGATACTGAGTACGCTGTTGTAGCTGCTGATAAGTTTGCGTCAGATGTATATAACGCTAATTTAAAAACGTCACCACCACTTTCAAATTGATGTTGACCTTCTAATATTTCTTTTTTGAATGAATTACAAACTGCTTGTTGTATTGCCATAATAATTTCTCCTTAGTAATTATAATTTTTTATTGCATTTGACCAGGAGAGGGAGCTGGCACGACTATTCGTGGCGTTCCGTCCTGATACTCGTCTCTACGTCTTCTGCCTACTTGCTCCAACGCAAAACCTTGCATAGCTACATTATACTTGTCTGAGTACAGTTTGTACATATCCATAGGCCCTTTTAAAAAACCATACGCTTCTACTAATGTTGCATATAACAATAGTTCAGGAGCGTTATCACTAAGATAAGTAGTCGTATTTGTAGCTGATAAATGGTCAGGTGTGTAAACATAACTTAACTGACAATTGTAAGCTGAAGCTGGTGTAGGAGCCATAATAATAGTAGTTTCTTTCCACATAGCGTAGTATTTTGGAACGCCTGTAGCCCCTGTTGAGTTATACTCAAATATAAAACTTGTGTCTTTAGGTTCTAAATAAACCTTTGTTGTTGGAGATTGAGTGCTGTCTTCAACTAAAAATGATCTTACAATAATAGCTCTTCTAGTGCTTGTTA